ACTGGCAGCGGCTCTATGAGCGCCGCGAGGTCTACGAGATCGGCACGGTTCCTCGAGGTGGCCTGTTCCTCACGGCCGGCGCCGACGTGCAGAAGGACCGGATCGTCTACGAGGTCGTGGCCTGGGGACGCGGGAAGGAATCGTGGTCGATCGACTACGGCATCCTCCCTGGCGACACGGCGAACCTCGAGGCTGGGCCGTGGAAGGACCTCGACGCGCTGCTTGCGCGCACGATGACCCACGAGGACGGCGCCGCGATGACGATCCGCATGCTCGCGGTAGACTCGGGCTTCAACACGCAGGAGGTCTACACCTGGGCGCGGAAGTACCCGATGAACCGCGTGATCGCGGTGAAGGGGCAGGCGGGCGGCGGCGTCCTGATCGGCGCGCCGTCCGCCGTCGACATCACCCTCCGGGGTCGGCGCCCGATCCATGGTTACAAGGTCTGGCCGGTCCACGGCGCGATCGCGAAGAGCGAGCTCTACGGATGGCTCCAGCTCGAGGGCCCGTTGGACGAGGAGCCCTGGCCGCCGGGCTGGTGCCACTTCCCGCAGTATGACGACGAGTTCTTCCGGCAGATCACGGCCGAGCATCTCGTCACCCGGAAGACTCGGACCGGCTTCATGCGACTGGAGTGGGAGCTCGTCCCGGGGCGGGAGAACCATGCGCTCGACGCGCGGGTCTACGCGCGCGCCGCGGCCGCGCTCTGCGGGCTCGACCGGTTCGCCGAGTCGGACTGGGCGACCCTCGAGCGCGCGGTAGAGCCTCGAGACACGCCGCCGGGGGGTGGTCCGGGATCAGGTACTGCACCGAAACCTGCGGCCGCGCCGGCGCGCGAGCGCTGGCTGGGACAGCGCCGACGTGGATGGCTGAAGTAAGGGAGGGACGCGATGGAAGACGAAGTCAAGGACGAGCAGCCGGGCGAGGAACAGGACGGCGCCGAGCTGGAATCGCTATTTGCGCCGGTGGTCGCACCCGAGGTCGCCCCCGAGGAGCCGGCACCCGCGCGCCACGTGGTGCGCTGCCAGGTCTGCGGCGCGGCGAACATCATCGAGGGCTAGGTGGCCTGGACCCAGGCAGACCTGGACACGCTCGACGCGGCGATCATCGCCCACGGGAAGGGGCAGCTCACCCAGACCGTGACGTTCCAGGACAGAACCGTCACCTTCGAGGGCGCGAGCCTCGAGGAACGTCTGGCCCTCCGCGCGCAGATAGCCCAAGCGCTCGCCGCGGCCAGCAGCACGCCGAAGAACTATCGGCTCGCGGCCACCAGCAAGGGGGCATAGGAGGGCTCGAGCATGGGCGAGAAACTGGACGTCCGGCCGAACTGGCTTGACCGGGCGATCGGATTCGTCTCGCCCGAGCGCGGGCTGCGCCGGATGCGGGCCCGTGTGGCGTCCGAGCTGGTGGCGCGCCACTACGAGGCGGTCTCCACTGGCCGGCGGACGCAGGGTTGGCACCGTCCAACCGGCGACGCGAACGCCGTCATCGGGCCTGCGCTCTCCCGCCTGCGCACCGCAGCGCGCGACCTGGTGCGGAACAACGGGCACGCGAAGAAGGCCCGCAACAAGATCGCCGAGCACGTTGTGGGCTGGGGCATCGTGGCCAAGCCGCAGCCGAAGAGCCAGGCGGCGCTCGACGTCTGGAAGCGCTGGGCGGAGTCGAAGGAGTGCGACGCCGAGGGTCGGCTCGACTTCTACGGCCTCCAGAAGCTCGTCATGCGCAGCGTGGTCGAGTCGGGCGAGGTCCTCGTGCGGCAGCGCCTCCGGCTGCCCCAGGACGGGCTGTCGATCCCAATGCAGCTCCAGGTCCTCGAGCCCGACTTCCTCGACACCGAGAAGAACCTGACGGTCCGCGACCGCGAGGGGCGCATCGTCTCCCGGATCCTCCACGGCGTGGAGTTCGATGCGCTGGGCCGGCGCGTCGCCTACTGGCTCTTCCCTGAGCACCCCGGCGCCACGGACATCACCGGGGTCGGGTTCGGCGCCGGCGCCTCGAGGCGGATCCCGGCCAGCGGCATCCTGCACGTGTACCTCCAGGAGCGACCGGGCCAGGTGCGGGGCCCCTCGTGGTTCGCGGCCTCGCTGCTCAAGTTCAAGGACTTCGACGAGTACGGCGACGCGACGCTGATGAAGCAGAAAATCGCCGCCTGCCTGGCCGTGATCACCAGCGACACGGACGGCAGCGCGGCCGCGCTGGGGACCACGGACCAGAGCCAGTCGCCCGAGCTGGACCTGCTCGAGCCCGGGATGATCCTGAACGTCCCGCCAGGGCGCGAGGTCAACGTGGTCCAGCCCCCGAGCGTCCGCGAGCACGGGGAGTATTCGCGGATCACGCTGCACGAGATCGCGGCGGGCCTGGGCACGACCTACGAGGACCTGACGGGCGACTACTCTCAGGTCAACTTCTCGTCCGCGCGCATGTCACGGCTGAGCCACTGGGACCAGGTCCACGAGTGGCGCTGGAACATGCTGATCCCGCAGTTCTGCGACCCCGTGTGGAGCTGGGCGATGGAGGCCGCAGCCATCATGGGGATGGCGTCATCGGCCAACGTTCGGTGGACGCCGCCGCCCATGCCGATGATCGAGCCCGACAAGGAGGGCCTCGCGCACCAGCGGAACATCCGGAACGGCTTGAAGACGCTGCCCCAGGTGCTGCGCGAGATGGGTGAGGACCCGGACGAGGTCTTCGCGGAGATCGCGGACACGAACGAGAAGCTCGATGACCTCGAGATCGTCCTCGACAGCGACCCGCGGAAGACGACCCAGGCCGGGAACCCGGTGACGGCGCCGGCCGCGGCCAGCCCCGAGGCCGAGCCGGAGGAGCCCGAGGGAGTCGACGACGAGGAGGAGGACAACGAGGGGGACGAGGACCTCGAGGAGGAGGAGGAGGCCGAGCGCGCGCACAGCGAGCGGCTGGCGCTGATCGAGGCGGCACGCGCCAGCGCCTCGAGGCCGCTGGTCATCCGCCTGGACGCTGGGGCCGTCCAGGTCGACGCGCGCACCACAATCGGCCCCGGAGCGGTGCAGGTCTCACCGCCGGCGGTCAACGTGGACGCGCGGACCACTGTCGCGGCGGGTGCGCTCCAGGTGGCCGAGGGCGCCGTCCAGCTCCCGCTTACGATCGCGGAGACCGTGCAGGTCCCGGCCGGCCGCCAGCGGATCGAGCGCGGGCCCGACGGCGAGATCACGGCGGTGGTCGCCGAGGGCCTCCCCCAGCGGATCGCGATGAGGCGCGCCGGGAAGCGTCGGCGGAAAGACCGATGAGAAGCCGGGACGATAGCTTCGCCCGCGACTGGCGGGCAGTGGAGGCGGCAAGGTATGGCGGTCAAGCCCAGCACGTTGGAGACGCCGGAGCGCGGGATGGAATTGGAGACACGGGAGGACCAGACGGGGAGCCGCCGCGGACCAGCCGCCGAGCTGAAGGCCCTCCGGGATCGGATCGACACGATGAGAGCGCAGCAGGCGCCCGAGGCCCCGAAGGTGGACGTCTACAGCAAGGACTGGTGGCGCCGCGGATGGGAGGCTGGCTGGAAGGCCGCTCTCGAGGAGCTTTCCAAGGGCTGACCCCCCGGCAGTCCGAGATCCTCGGGCTGATCGAGACGGCTGTCGACGCGGTCGGCGAGCCGCCCTCGGCCCGCGCGATCGCGCGTCGTCTGAGCATCCACCATTCCAGAGTTCAGCAGCATCTTGAACTCCTTCATCGCAAGGGGTTTCTAGCGAGCCCCTCGACCGCGGGGCTGCTCCGCAGAAGCTGAATCCGACCCCCCTCGCCAAAATGGCGAGTTCCCGGGCGCCCGCACGGGACGCGACGCTCACGCTCGTGCAAACGCAGTTGCCGGGTTCTGAGCCGCGCACCGTGGAAATGGTGCCGCTCACCCTGCGCGCCGACGTCGGGACCGTCAACGAGGAAGAGCGCAGCGTCGAGGTGACCTGGACGACGGGGTCTGCCGTCGAGCGCTACGACTGGAAGACCGGCCAGCGATACGTCGAGGTGCTCAGCCTCGAGATCGATCACGTCCGCCTCGATCGTTTGAACGCGGGTGGCCCGCTTCTGGATGCGCACTCGGGCTACTCCGTCACCCACATGCTCGGCGTCGTTGTGCCGGGCTCGGTGACCCTCACCAAGAAGGAGGGCCGGGCACGTGTCCGGTTCTCGCGTCGAGCCGAGGTCGAGGGCGTCTGGCAGGACGTGCGTGACGGCATCGTCCGCTCGCTGAGCGTCGGCTACCGTGTCTATCGCTACGAGGAGACCGAGGGCAAGGGGAACAAGTTGCCCATCCGCAAGGCGACCGACTGGGAGCCGTACGAGCTGTCCATGGTCCCGATCCCGGCCGACGCAGGCGCGAAGGTCCGGGCGGGCGACAAGAGCCTGGTGCACCCCTGCGAAATCGTGTGCGCGGCAACGCGCGAGGAGAAGCCTGTGGAACGAGCGACCCCGTCCGAGTTCATCGCGGAACAGCCGCAGATCACCCCGCCCGCGGCCCCGGCGCCGCCGGCGGCGCCGACCGAAGCGGATCAGGCCCGCGAGGCCGAGCGGGTGCGCGTGCAGGGCATCCTCACGGCCTGCCGCGTCGCCAAGCTGCCGCAGTCGTTCGCTGACGGGCTGATCTCCTCGGGCAGGTCTCTGCTCGAGTGCCAGTCGGAGGTCTTCAGCGAGCTGGCGAAGCGGAACGCGCAGGGCGATGGCCCCAGCAACATCCCCAGCCGCATCGAGGTCACGGGCGACGACCCGTTGGTCCACGAGCGCGCCGGCATCGAGGAGGCGTTCCTGCATCGGATGCACCCAGAGCAGGAGGTCATCACCACCGAGCAGACCCCCG